CTTCTTTGATTGGCAAGTTTGTCAATGATGCCAAGCGTCAAATTGAAGATACATACACTTGGAATGTTTTAGCGCAAACAGTCACTATCACCACTACTTCTGGCGTAAGTTCTTATGCTTTGACAGGTGCGGGTCAGAAGTTTCGTGTTACTGACGCTATTAACACTACCAGTGTTATAACATTGGATAACACTACTGTTGCGGACATGAACCGCAAGCTCAACTTTGGTACTCCTTCACAGTCTATTCCTAGCGAGTTTTGCTATAACGGGGTAGATGGTAATGGCGACACAAAGGTTGACTTGTTTCCTGTCCCCAATGGCGTGTATACATTGTTGTTTGACCTAATCATCCCACAAGCTAATTTGACTGCTGATGGTACTTCAGTCAAGGTTTTGGACTATTTGGTGACTCAGAGTGCCTATGCTCGTGCTTTGATTGAGCGTGGTGAAGATGGTGGAACAAACTCTACTGAGGCTTATGCTCTGTTTAAAGGAATGCTATCTGACGCTATTGCGATGGAAAGCACTCGTTATCCTGAAGACAACTTTGTGGCGGTCTAATGGCAGGACAACTACAAAGTTACAGTCTCTCAGCACCTGGCTTTTATGGCCTGAATACTGAAGATTCTCCCCTTGATTTAGGGGCTGGCTTTGCTTTGGTTGCTACCAACTGCATCTTGGATCAATATGGTCGTATTGGTGCGAGAAAAGGTTGGTCAAGGGTTAACGCATCCTCTGGTGCTTTGGGTGCTAATGATGTTGGCGTTATCCATGAGTTAGTCCAGACTGACGGGACTCTTACAGTTCTGTTTGCTGGCAACAACAAGATATTCAAACTTGGCACTTCTAATGCGGTGACTGAGTTGACCTATGGTGGTGGCGGTACTGCTCCTACTATTACTGCATCTAACTGGCAAACTGCATCCTTAAATGGGATTGCATATTTCTTCCAAACTGGTCACGATCCTCTGATTTATGACCCCGCTATAAGTACAACTACTTACCGCAGAATATCTGAGAAGTCTGGCTATGTTGCAACTGCTCCGCAAGCCAACATCTGCATTTCAGCGTTTGGTCGTTTGTGGGTGGCTAATACTGCTACTGATAAAACAACTATTACCTTTTCTGATCTGATTGCAGGTCATGTATGGGGTGGTGGTACTTCAGGCTCATTGGATGTTTCCCGTGTATGGCCTAATGGCGCTGATGAAGTGATGGGTTTGGCAGCTCATAATGATTTCCTGTTTATCTTTGGTAAACGACAGATTCTTGTCTATTCTGGTGCTTCTACACCCGCATCTCTTGTTCTAAGCGACACAGTAGGCTCTATTGGTTGCGTAGCAAGAGATACCATACAAAGTATTGGTACTGACGTTGTTTTCTTGTCAGATTCAGGTGTTCGTTCACTAATGAGGACTATTCAAGAGAAGTCTGCTCCTTTGCGAGACTTGTCTAAGAATGTTCGTTTTGACTTGTCTTCTTCTCTGGCAAGCGAAACATTGGCTAATTTGAAGTCTGTTTACTCAGAAAAAGAAGCCTTTTATCTGCTTGTTTTACCTGCATCTTTCCAAGTTTACTGCTTTGATACCAAGCAAACATTGCAAGATGGTGCTTCCCGTGTAACCAAATGGGACTCTATTGCCCCAACTGCTTTGCGTTCTTTGCGTAATGGCGACTTGTATATTGGTAAAAATGGCTATATCGGCAAGTATGGGACTTATCTGGATGACACAGTAACGTACCGATTTGCGTACTACACAAACAATGCTGACTTGGGAAACCCTAACCAGATTTCTATTCTGAAGAATATTACAGCCATTGTGATCGGTGGCTCTGACCAGTTCTTGTCTATAAATTGGGGCTTTGACTATTCTGGTGCTTATCGAGCCGAGAACGTCTATATTCCTTCACAGACAAGTTATGAATACGGCACTGCTGAATACAACATTGCTGAATATACAAGTGGTGTGCCAATTAAGACATTAACAGCAAATGCTTCTGGTGCGGGAAAGATTGTCCAGACAGGGTATGAAACAACCATTAAAGGTGTTTCTTTTTCATTGCAAAAGATTGAAATTCAAGCCAAAGATGGCAAAATGGGATAAGAGGTAAATCATGTCAAATTACACCAAAACCACAAACTTTGCGTCAAAAGACAATTTGTCTCCTGGCAATCCTTTAAAGATTGTTAAAGGTGCTGAGATTGATACTGAGTTCAACAATATTCAGACTGCTGTTGGCACTAAAACAGACAATGCTTCTGCCAATATTACTGGCGGTTCAATTACTGGTATTACCGATCTAGCGGTTGCTGATGGTGGTACTGGTGCTTCTACAGCTACTGCTGCTCTGAACAACCTTTTGCCTACCCAAACTGGTAACGCAAACAAGTATCTCCAAACTGATGGCACTAATGCTACATGGGATGCTGTAAGTCTTTCCACTGCTGACATTACTGGCACTTTGCCTGTTGCAAATGGTGGTACTGGTGTAACTAGCTCGACAGGTACAGGCGCAGTTGTTCTGTCAAACAGTCCTACTTTGGTGACTCCAGCATTGGGAACTCCTGCTTCTGGTACGGCAACTAACCTAACTGGTCTGCCAATTTCAACTGGTGTGAGTGGTCTTGGCACTGGTGTAGCGACTTTCTTGGCTACTCCTTCATCTGCAAACTTAATCTCTGCCGTAACAGACGAAACAGGTTCAGGTGCTTTGGTCTTTGCCAATAGCCCAACTTTGGTTACCCCTGCTCTAGGCACTCCATCCGCTTTGGTTGGCACAAACATTACAGGAACTGCCTCTGGTTTGACAGCGGGTAGTGTCACAACTAACGCTAACTTAACAGGTGCAGTCACTTCTGTTGGCAATGCAACATCTTTAGGTTCATTTAGCTCCTCCAATCTTGCGGGTGCTTTGACAGATGAAACAGGTTCAGGATCAGCAGTATTTGCTACCTCACCTACTCTTGTTACACCTATCCTTGGTACACCTACTAGCGCAACTTTAACGAACGCTACAGGGCTTCCAATTTCTACTGGTGTGTCAGGTCTAGGAACAGGAGTAGCAACGGCTCTAGCGGTCAATGTAGGCTCTTCTGGCGCACCTTTGGTCAATGGTGGTGTGCTTGGTACTCCATCTAGCGGAACTGCTACTAACCTTACAGGCTTACCAATTTCAACTGGTGTATCTGGTTTGGGTACTGGTGTAGCTACTGCCCTAGCTGTGAACGTAGGCTCTTCTGGTGCGGTTGTGGTAAATGGTGGTGCATTAGGTACTCCATCAGGCGGTACTGCAACCAACTTAACTGGTTTGCCTTTGTCAACTGGTGTAACTGGAACACTCCCTGTCGCTAATGGTGGAACTGGTCAAACTTCTTACACAGATGGTCAACTGTTGATTGGTAACAGCACAGGTAACACCCTTGCTAAAGCCACTTTGACACAAGGTACAGGGATTACGATTACCAATGGCAATGGAACAATTACGATTGCTGCTTCTGGTGGCGGTGGTTCTGGTGATGTTGTTGGCCCTGCATCTTCTACTGACAATGCCTTTGCTCGTTTTGATAGCACAACAGGTAAGTTGCTTCAGAACTCTACTGGTGCAACATTGAGTGATACTGGTGCGGCAGTATTTACAGGTGCATTAGATGTTCTTGGAAACTCAACGGCTGGCTCTAACATCAAGCTGTACGAAGACACAGACAATGGTACAAACTATGTAGCCTTTAAAGCACCAGATACGATTGCTGCCAATGTTACTTGGACACTACCAAGTGCTGATGGAACAAACACACAAGTCTTGCAAACAAATGGCTCTGGTGTTTTGTCATTTGCAACAGTAAGTGGTGGTGCTTCTGCCGCTACGCCTACTGCATTGGGTACTGTGTATGGCAGCCAAACTACAAGCGGTGCGTCACCTTATTTGACTGCTTATGGATATAACGCTGGTGTAGTAAATACTGGTGGCAACAATACTGTTGTTGGTTTTGAGGCGGGAAAAGCAAATACTTCAGGCGACTATTTATCTGCTTTTGGAACTCAAGCTGCATTGAAAAATACTACAGGTCGATTCAATGTTGCTGTTGGCTCATTGGCTCTTAGTGAAAACACCACAGGCTCTAACAATGTGGCGGTTGGTTTGCAAGCACTTTATGCAAACACCACAGCCGCCAATAACGTAGCGATGGGGTATCAGGCTTTACTTGCAAATACTACGGGAACTCAAAACGTAGCTATTGGCTCTGGTGCTTTGCAGACAAACATAACTTCTAATGCAAATACAGCGGTAGGATTAAACGCTCTTAATTTATCTACATCCGCAAATAATACTGCTGTGGGGTTTACGGCATTGTCAAGTGTGAGCACAGGGGCTAATAACACCGCTATTGGCAATGGTGCTGGTTCAGCAATTACAACTGGTGGTAAAAACACCATTATTGGTACATACACAGGCAATCAAGGAAGTTTGGACATTCGCACAGCAAACAACTACATTGTCTTGTCTGATGGGGATGGAAACCCAAGATTATGTGCTGATGGAAATGCTGCATGGCGTATTCCAAGCGGTCGCATTACAGTAAATGCCGCAACATTTAGTTCTGGCGCACAGGGTTACATTGAGGTTGAAGGTGACCCATCAAGCGTTAGAAACTTGTTTGCAAGCAACAATACAGCGGCTGGAACTGGTAGTGTTGGCTTCTTTGCTTTTAAACGCAATGGCACTTACACAGGTGGCATTTCACAAACAGATGCGGCTACTTCCTATGCCACTTCATCAGATTATCGCTTAAAAGAAAATGTCGCACCAATGACAGGCGCATTGGCAAAGGTTTCTCAACTTAAACCATGCACCTATACATGGAAAGCAAGTGGTGAAACAAGCCAAGGTTTTATTGCTCACGAATTAGCCGAAGTTTGTCCAGAAGCAGTATGCGGTGAAAAGGATGCTGTTTATGAAGATGGCTCAATCAAATCACAAGGTATTGATACTTCATTCTTGGTGGCTACTTTAACTGCTGCTATCCAAGAACTAAAAGCAGAATTTGACGCATATAAAGCATCACATCCATAAGGACTAAAATGACTACTTTCACAACCACAATCACAGCAATGTACACATTGCAACAACCAGACCCCAACTATGTGGTCAATGTGTTATGGAAAATAACTGGCGTGGATGGTCAATATACAGCGTCAATTGATGGCAATACACAATTCAAGTCTGCTGACCAACAAGGTGCAGTTATTCCTTACGCTGATTTAACTGAAGCAATTGTCATTGGGTGGATTCCCACTGATGCTATGACAAGCGCACAAGCTAATGTGCAAGGTCAAATCAATAGCATGATTACACCACCTGTTAGCCCACAAAACACGGCATTGCCTTGGTCTGCATAAAGAGGAACAAATATTATGGCAACACAATCAGAAATCAATGCGGCATTGGGGTTGCCTCCTGGTATCAATCCAGATGGCTCTTGGAATGCTCAAGACTACATGGCTCGTAGGGTTGCGGGTCAAGTTGACACTCAGGCTCAAGTAGATGCGGCTCGTGCTTCTGCTCAAGCAGAATTGATGAGAGCGCCTGGTCAATCAGTAACAGATGCCTCTGGAAGAGAAGTTCAATTAACATCCTATAGACCAGGCTTTGATCCTAGCAACGTCACAACTCAAACATATTTGGGTGAGTTAGAGGCTAGGGGCGGGATGGACACAACCTCTCAATTGTTTAAGCAAACAGCAACCCCTGCTCAACTAGCGGCTAATGCTTCTGCTTATGCTATTGAATTAGCACGATTGCAAGAGATTGATAGACAGGCTGCTTTAGCGGCACAACAAGGACAATCTATGGCAACAAAGTCATATACAGATGCAGAAGTAAAACAAGCATTAAAAGACCTTAGCTATCTTGATCCTAATGCCTCTATCAATGACATCATTACTGCGGCACAAACCTATGGAATTGATAGAGATAGGGTTGTCAAGAACATAAGTTCTTTTACCTATAACGCTGAGAATGTTGATAAGCTATCTAAGCAGATTTTGGCTCAGAACACTACTGCCACTTGGAAGGGTGATGTTAAGCCTGAAACAGCCGCTAAATACATGGCTGATGATCTTGCTAAGAGTGGTGTTACAGACATCTCTCAAGTTGGTAGAGGCCCTACGGGTATTATCAACAAAGAAACTGGTGAGAAACTAATCTCTGGTTATGGTGAAAGAACCAAGGGGAATCTTTGGTCTGGCTCTTACGAGGGTGCGGGAAATACTGGTTTTGGAGTTCAATTCACAGACTCTGGAAGGCCCATCTTTTATACAGAAGGTGCATCCTCTAGCACTCTGAAGAAAGACTTGCTAAAAGCGGCAGTAGTGGCGGCTGCAGCCTTTGGTGTTTTTGGCGGTGAATCACTTGCTTCAATATATGGATCAGGTGCGGCAGTAGGAGAAGGTCTTACAGCGGCAGAAGCATTGGCGGCAGGTCTTACTCCTGCACAAGCGGCAGCGGCAGGATTGACTGCGGCTGAGTTAACTGCGGCAGGCTACACGGCAGCAGAAGTAGCTACTTTGGCAACTGGTACAACTGGTCTTTTGACAGGCACTGCTGACGTAGTAACTACTGCAGCAAAAACACTTACTGCCTCAGAACTTGCTACTGCGGCAAGGTTGGGTTTAACTGCAACACAATTTGCTAATCTGCTTACATCTGGTGGTCAAACTGTAGCGGGTCTTCTGCAACAGCAGACTTCTAAAGAAGCGGCTGATAAAGCAAGGGCAATGATTGAGACTGAGACTGCTGCCGCTAAACAATCTGCGGCATTTCGTCCAGTAGGAATGACTACTCGCTTTGGTACTTCTGAGTTCAAACTTGATCCTGTTACAGGTCAATTAGTAAGCGCAGGATATACCGCAAGCCCAGGTGTTTTGGAAGCCCAGAATCGTTTGGTTGCTTTAGGTAATCAAGGTTTGGCACAAGCAGAAGCCGCTCAAGGTCAATTTGCTCCTTTGCAAACTGGCGCACAAAGGTTATTTGGACTTGGTAATCAATACTTGGCTCAATCTCCTGAAGCCGTTGCACAGAACTATCTCAATCAACAGATGGCTTTATTGCAACCTGGCAGAGAGTTGGAATTAGCTAACTTGCAAAACAAACTGCAACAACAAGGTCGTGGTGGTTTGGCGGTTGCTCAAGGTGGTACTTTGGGTGATACAACTCCTGAACTACAGGCTTTGTTTAATGCTAGAGCGCAACAAGAGGCTCAACTTGCGGCTAATGCTCAACAGTATGGTCAACAACAGGTTGGTTTTGGTGCGGGATTGTTGAGTCAAGGCGCACAAACAATGGGACAGTATTATGGTGGTCAACAAGCCGCTTACGCTCCTTATACAACTGCTTTGGGTCAATTCCAGAACTTAGAGCAATTGGCACAACAGCCTTTGGGATTATCTTCGGGTCTTGCACAACAAAGTTCTACAGCGGGTTACAACGTAGGTCGCTTGGGCTTAACGGGTGCAGGACAGAGTGTTGCTCTAGCAACTGGTGCTGATGCGACTAGAAATTTAACCTCATCAGCATTAGGTGGATTAACCTCTAATCCTTTATTTGGACAAGCAGTAACTCAAATAATAAATGGTAAACCCGTTAATGCGTTAGATTTTGGTGCTTATGGATCAGGTGATGCTGGATTCCAAAAGATGCTCGAAGACATTTACCCATAAGGAATCATCATGGCTGAAAATATCGTTACAAGTCTTTTTGGGATTGACCCACAAATGTTTGGTGAGCAACAGCGTAGAAGTGCTTTGCGTGAGGGCATTGAACTTGCCAAACTGACTCCTGGTGAAGCGGGTGCGGCAATGACCTATGCGGGTGCTAGAGGTCTTGGTGGTGCTATTGCGGGTGCTTTGGGTGTAGAAGACCCACAAATGAAGAAAATGTCTCAGCGCAATCAATTGCTTCAACAAATTGACTTAACTGATCCAAACTCTTTAATTGCAGTAGCAAAACAAGCAGCAAGTCTTGGAGATGGTGAGTTTGCAGTAGGACTAATTGAAAAAGCTAAATCACTAGGTGAGTCACAGTCAAAAATTGCTTTACAACAAGCACAGACACTTAAAGCACTTCAGCCAGATAAGCTGACTGGTGATGAGCGTTATATTCAGGAATTAAGAATAGTAGAAGCTAAGTTGCGAAGAGGAGAGAAGCCTACTGCAATTGAATTGTCTAATGCTAATATTGCTGGACAGATGTTGTCAAAGCCTCGTAGTTATCTTGACCAAGCAAGTGGCCAGATGATTACTCAAGCCGCTACTGATCCATCTAAGGCATTCCCATTAGCGTACAAAGAGATGGGCGCTACTACTGAAGGTGGTGCAACTACTGTTCCAAAGCCAACAGTACAACAAGCAACAGCAGGTAATTTGCCTGCTGGTTCACAAACAGAAATAGGTAATATCCAAGCAAGTCTAGCAAAATTAGAAAATTCTGCCCCTGAGTTGGATTCATTTTTGCAATCTCTTAAAACCGAAGAAGTTAAATTTAACGCAACTTCAAATACATTAGATTTACTTGGAGCAACAGTGCTTCCAGCTTTTGGCTTCAAAGAGCAAGGTGGTCAAGTTAAAAAAGATGAAATCAAACGAGCCTTGACTGAGAGAGTGAACACACTTCTTTTGATGGCTAAAGGCACTCAAACAGAGGGTGATGCTGAACGTGCAAAAGATCAAATTGCAAGTACAACAACATTCTTAAGTCAAGCTAGGATGATTGGAGCGATTGAAGGTTTACAAAGAGCAGAGAAGAAACTTGAGAGAGAACTTTTAGCAAAAAGAACATCTTTACAGTCTCAAGGTAGAGCAACAGAACCTACTTCTGAGGCTACAACGCAAGAAACACCGCCAGTGGTTGCTCCAACAAAGCAAACAACGCCTTCAGCGGCAAAACCTGCAGCTACAACAGGCAAAATGACTAAAGAGCAGATGATTAACAGCACTATTGAATATCAAAAAAATCAATTTAATAGGACTATTACTCGGGCGCAAGCCGAACAAGCCTTGCGTAATGCTGGCAAACTTTAAGGAGTTAAGTCATGGGATTGTTTGACCAGTGGAAGAATAAGACTGATGCAGATAAACTGCAAAAGAAGTACCTGACTGACTTTGAAAAAGGTAAAGTTAACAAAGCTAATGAACTGGCTGAAGGAATCATGCAATCGGTGCTTGAACTCGGCACTATGACTGGTTTAACAAAACAGGAAACACTTGATAAATTTAACGCTCAACTTGCTAAACAATCAGATAAATTGTCTTATGACAATAAAGTAATTGGTGCTGCAGGTGAGATTGTTGGAGAACTAATCATTGCTGCCCCCGCCTCTACTTTGGGTTGGTTTGGTGTTGGTGGGAAAGTTGCTCAGATATTAAAGCAAGGCTTGTTCGGTGGTCTTTGGGAAGGCATTACGAAGCCAGTTAAAGAGGGCGAAAGTCGTCAAGAAGCGGCTCTCAAAGGTGGTTTGATGAGTGGTGGTGCAACTGCTGTTGTTGGCGCTGTTAGCCGTCCAATAGAGAAAGTCACTAACTTTGACTTTAAGAGCAACATTCAAGCAGTAAAAGATGCTTCGGCTTCTCTTGGGATTAGCCCCAAATTACTTGGTGATTTCACTGGTGATGATGCTACTCGTGCGGCTGAAGCAATGAATAGATTAAGGGCTGGTGGTGTTGCAGATCGTCTAAAACAAAATGCCAAAGAACTTCAAAAAGCTGGTGGTACTGTAGAAAAAGCAATTACTGGTGGTGCTGAATATTCTGGCAAAGCAGGTGAAAATATTGCCAAAGCTGTTGCAACAAACTATACAAGTGCCACAAAAGAAGGCAATCGTTTATATTCAAAATTAGATACTTTAGCTACTCAGAATGAACTCTCAAAGATTCGACCAACTGAGACTGAAGCCGCTGTAAACAATGTAATTTCAGAGTATGGCGACTTATTTAAAGTTCTTGAAAGACCTAGTTTAGAAGCTAAATTATCATCTTTTGGTTCAAAACTTGGCAAAGAAGAAGTTAAACAAGAGGCTGGATTGATTGTCAGCGAGAGTGGAAGACCATTTATTCCTGAGATCAAAGGCCCGACAGACTTTACTTTTAATGACATCCGCAAAGCAAGAGAAGGTTTAACTGATGCCTTGCAAGTTGCAAAAGCACAGAATAAATTTGGTGCTAAAGAGACAACTCGTTTAAACGAAGTCTTAGATGCAATGGATCGGGATATTGAAAATTGGGGTCAGTCTTTAACTCAAAATCAAGCTGTATCTGATGCTTTTTCAACTGCTAGACAATATTGGAGAGGAAATGTAATTCCTTTGCGTGATGCTGATTTGGCAATGACGATGATTAAAGACCCTAATTCTGGGGAACTTAAAACTGATATTTCTAAGTTAGTAAACAGAATTGTCTCTGCTGAGTCTACTGGTCAAGAAGGTGCAAAACGAGCATCAATGATGATTGCTAAAGTTCTGCCACCAGACATTAAGCAAGATGTTGCTGCGGCTACCTTTGATACTGCAAGAAAAGAAGCAACCGATGTTGGTACTGGCGCATTTGATCCAATTAAGTTTTCTACATTTTTGCAATCAAGAAAAACAAACTTACAACCATTTGTTGACGAAAACCTTGATGCCTTGTTGAACAAATATAGCTTCTTAACAAGTTCAATGACCCGTCAAGCGGCTGGTTCTGGACTAGATGAGGCCATGACACAAGGTCTGCGTGTTGGTGTTGGTGCGGCTGTAGGTGGTGCGCCAGGTGCGGCTATTGCGGCTGTTCCTGTAAATAGAGCTATAGAGGCTTTATCTCGTTCAGTATTTGATACAAAAGCGGGTCGTGCAATGATGTTATCTGCTACATCACTTGATGACTTACGTCCTTTGGTTACTGGTGGAGTTGTTTCTGCTCCAACAGAGCAAACTGTTCAACAGCCTACTGAAATGCCTTTTGATATTGAATTGCCACCAGAAATTTCAGCAATGCCTTCAGAGCAAAATATTGAATTACCACCCGAGTTGTCAGGATTGCCACCAGAACCAACTACGACTATTGATAAACAACGCCAAGCTATTTTTAACGCTGAGTTGAAGTCTCTCATGGGTCAATCAATGTCGGCACAAGAACAGGGTGATGAAGAGAGAACAGGTCGTGCAACTAGAGACTTGACTTCTTTGCTAACAGAAGCGATGAGGAATAAAATTCCTTTGTCGTATTAAAAATGAGAGACTTTTCCGAAGCAATTGTTGCGGCAGTCTGTATTGCTTGCTTTGTCATATTCTGTAGCTACATTATTGTTTGGGCATACCCGTGAAACTAATACTAGTGCTTTCAATGTTGTTTACATTGGTGGCATCTAGTAAAGATAAAACTGAATACAGATGTGTTAGATGGGCATGGACAGGAGATGTCTATAACCGAAAAGTAGTATGCCTTGAGTGGCAAAAGGTAGATAAGAGATGATTCCCATCGATCCTCTAACCGCATTAGCTGGCATACAGTCAGCAATCAGCATGGTCAAGAAGGCAGCAGGTGTTGCCCAAGACCTAGGATCACTTGCGCCCATGATTGGTAAGCTATTTGACGCTAAGTCAACTGCTACCAAGGCCATGCTTCAGGCTAAACAGTCTGGCAAAGGCTCGAACATGGGGACTGCTCTCCAAATTGAGATGGCTTTAGAACAGGCTAGAGCGTTTGAGGAAGAGTTAAAGATGCTCTTCATGCAAACAGGAAAGATTGATGTCTGGAACAAGATTAAAGCTCGTCAAGCAGAGATGGACTTGGCAGATGCCAAAGAGATAAGTGCATTAAAGAAGGCAGAGAAAGCAGCCAAACAGAAAGAGCAAGAACAACTAGAAATTGGTTTGGCAATAGGTGGAATATTCTTTGTTTTGTTTCTAGTCTTTGTTGGCGTAAATGAGCTGATGACATTCTGTGAAGCAACTAGAAGGTGTGGTCGGTGAATGAGTATCAAAAGACCTTTGACCTATGCCTAAAGATATTTGTCTATGGGCTTGTTGCTTTGTATTTCTTGGGTTTTCTGAAGTTCTTACCTGATGATCTGTCAGACAGAATTGTTAATCTTTTACTTGGAAAGGTTGGATTGGGCAAATGAGAATTACCACTTACCAACAGAATGCTCAAATGTTGTCAGAGGCTCACCGAGTGATCCACCAACAGAATATGAAGCGTCTGGCAGAGTTAACCCAACAGGCTCAACAACAACAGAAAGCCCATGAGATTAAAACTCAATGGGCTAAAGTGGATGTTAAGGTATGAGATATTTATTGCTTCTTTTACTGTTAACTGGTTGTGATGAAAAATATCGCTATTTTTGCCAAAACCCAGACAATTTTCATGCTGAACCATGTCAAAAACCCAGATGCCAATTCACTCAGACTTGCCCTGAGTACTTAGTAGCACCAATTTTGGAGAAAAAGATTGACGAAGTTAAACCTAACAACTGAAGAGATAGAAGTAAGGATTTGGGGGTTTGTCGTGGTTGCAGTCACGCTCATTCTCATGTTCATTGTCGCTGCTTTGCTCTATTCTGTCACGTTCGTGACTCAGCCAATCAAAAGCATGGCTCCGATTGACCAAGCCTATACCAAGATGCTGAACGACATTGTTTTGCTGATCGTGGGCGGTATCGGTGGAGTTATTGGTAAACGGGCTATGTCTAGTGCCGCTAAAGCGTTTAATCCTCCAACGCAACCAATGTGTCAACCAAT